CGACGGCGCGCTTTGATCTTGGCAATGAAGTTCTGGTCGATCTGACCTCGGGCACGCTGACGTCCGTCACCGATCTCGAGCTGTTCGCAGGCGCCAATACGCTCGCCCTGGAAAGCGCACCCGGTGTCTGGGAGGTTTTGCAGTTCGGCACGGCGACGCTGGTTTCTGCGGGACGCTACAGCCTGACGCGCCTTCTGCGCGGCCAACGCGGCACCGGGGATGCGATCGGCGCACCGGCTTTGGCGGGGGCAAACGTCGTGCTGCTGGACTCAGCCTTGCAGCCGCTCTCGATGTCGCTCGGGGATCTCGGAATTGCCTGGAATATGCGCGTGGGGCCTGCCAGTGCCTCGCCCTCTGATGCGATCATGCAGGCCAGCACCTTCACGCCGAACGGGCGGGGGCTCATGCCGTTTGCCCCCGCACAGGCGCGGATGCGCAGGCTTGCAAATGGCGATCTGGCTCTCCGCTGGCTCCGGCGCGATCGGGCCTTGGCCGCTGACAGCTGGGTGCTCGCGCAGGTGCCGATGTCGGAGACCTCCGAAGCCTATGATCTGGAGATTTTGTCGGGAGCGACTGTCGTGCGCACCGTCACCGGCCTGACCACGCCTGCCTTCACCTACACCGCTGCCATGCAGGCGGCAGATTTCGGCGGTCCTGTCACCAATCTGACGATCCGCTTGTTTCAGATCGGCGCGCTTGGGCGCGGCGTACCCCTTTCAACCATCCTCACAATATTGGAAAGCCTATGACCACTCCCAACCTTGCCCTGCCATATCTCGCTGCCGCACAGGCGCAAAAGCATGTGACCGTGAACGAGGCCCTCGATCATCTCGACGGGCTTGTGCAGCTGTCGGTGATCTCCTCGACCTTGACCGCGCCACCGGCAACGCCAAGCGAAGGCGATCGTTATATTGTTGCCGCGGGGGCCACCGGAGCCTGGGCGGGCTGGGATGGCTCGGTTGCGCATTTCTCGGGCGGCGCGTGGTTGAGGTTGACCCCTCAAACCGGCTGGATTGCCTGGGATCAGGGCGCGGGCGGGATTGTCACCTATGACAGTGTTAACGGCTGGGCCGTCTTGCCTACCGGCGGTGGTTCGGGTGGGGGCCTTGTCATACTTCCTGTGATCAACGGCGATTTTGAAACCGGCGATGCGGCTGGCTGGACGGTCACGCTCGGGACTGCGGCGGTGTCTGACTGGGCCGCGATTTCCTATGGTGCAGCGGGCACCAGCACCGCCCGCAACGGGACTTATATATTTTCCGGGGGCGAAGGTACGGCGGCGCAGGCGCGCATTACCGCCCATCAGGATATCGACATCAGTGGCGACACATCCGGGCTTTACTGGCTGACCGCGGATCTGATGAAGAACTATCAGGATCAGGACAAGCCGAGCGTTACCTTTGATATTCTGGATATTGCCGGTGCGGTTCTGGCCTCGACCTCCGTCACCAAAACAGATGGCCTTGTCGGCATCACGCCGGTCATTCTGAGCCTCGCACGCCCGGGCGGGGCGGCAAGTGCGCGCATCACGCTCGATATCACCCGTGGCACGGGCAATAACAACAACGCCGCCATAGACAATGTGAAACTGTTGGGATCGGGCGCCGGGGGAACCGTAACACCGCTGCCCGACGTAACGCTGGCGCAAGCGCCAAGCGGGGCGGCAATCGGTGCGCATGTGATCGAGGAGTTGCTGTCCGGCTTGGCCGGAGCTTCGGTTGCCTCGACCATCACCATTCCCGACCGCGCGATTGTGCTGGCGGTTTCAACCCGCACCGTCACCGCCATCACCGGCGCCACGTCCTATGATTGCGGCATTGCTGGAACCCTCAACAAGTTTGGTGGCAGCCTCGGGATTGCCGCCGGCAGCACCAATGTCGGCGTTATCGGCCCGCAGGCGTTTTATGCGGCGACACCGATCATGCTGACCGCCAATGGGGGCAGTTTCACCGGCGGTGCTGTGCGTGTTGCCATCCAGTACCTGCTGCCGAGCGCGCCCGGTGCCTGATAATATGTGAGCCTAAAATGAACAATTCACCGAAAATGGACCTGATCCAGTGGCTCGCGTCCGACGCGGGCCGCGCTGCAATCGCCGGGGCTGCCGGTGGCCTCGTTCGCTGGGTAACGCTCCGCGATGACTGGCGCGAGGGGCTGACCGGTCTGCTCGTTGGCAGTCTCTGTGCGATTTATCTCGGGCCACTTGCCGAACCCCTGCTCGATCCGGTGATCGGCAAGATTGCCCCGGGCGATAGTGCGGCGGGGTTCGCGAGCTTCGTGATTGGCCTTGGTGGCATCAGCATCGCGGGATTCATTCTCGATATCATCAAGGCGCGGCGTTCCAAGGTTCTGGGAGGCCGAGATGAAGAATGACCTGAAACAGGCCGCAAAACGCGAGGCGCGGGTCTGGGCCGTGGCGATCGTTGTTCTGGGCGTCTGGATGGTCGCTGCCTGGGTCGGTTAACAAAATAGGGAAAATAATCATGAAAATCTCGAAACGGGGTCTCCTTGAGATCGCCGAGCACGAAGGTATTGTGCCGGGGCCTTATCTCGACAGTCGCGGCGTCTGGACTTGGGGGATCGGGCACACGGCGGCGGCCGGGGATCCGGATCCTGAAAAGATGGCCCGTGGCATGCCGGATGATATCGATACGGCGATCATTGGGGCGCTGCGCCAATTCGATCGCGATCTCGAAGATTACGAGCGCCGGGTCAATCGTGCGATCAAGGTGCCGCTCGCCCAGCATCAGTTCGACGCGCTGGTCAGCTTTGATTTCAACACCGGTGGGATATTCAAGGCGCGGCTGACGCGACGGATCAATGCGAGCGATCCGGGCGCGGCCGACAGTTTTATGGGCTGGCTGAAGCCGCCCGAAATCCGTCGCCGGCGCACCGATGAAATGCACCTGTTCCAGACCGGCGATTACCGCGCCAATGGTGATGCGATCAAGGTTTGGCGGGTAGACGGCAACGGCCATCTGCGCGGACTCGATCGGGTGATGCATGGGGATGAGGTTCTGGCAATGATCGGTGAACGCGGATGATCCGGGTTCTTTTGGGCCTCATCGGCCGCCCGGCCATGGTGGGCTGGGCGTTGGCCGGGGTTATGGCGCTGGTTGGCGGAAGCTATACGCTTGGCCGTTATCAGGGGACCACTGCCGCCAATGTCAGGCTGGCAGCTGAACAAGCACGCCTGCAGGTACAGATGATGCGTATGGCCGACATCGCCTCGCGCAAGGAGGCCGCGCGCTTGGCCGCTGTCGCCGCGGCCGATAAACTTTCAAGGGAGCTTGAAGATGCAGCACATACGGACCGTAATGCTGGCAGGATTGCCCTTGGCGCTGACAGCGTGCGCCGCCTCAACCGCCGTTAGCCCGAGCCTCAGCCCGCCGCCGTCGCTGCTGGTGCCGTGTATCGCGCCGATGAAATTGCCGGAGCGGGCGTTGACGCAGGTCGAGGTCGAAACCTTCTGGGGGCGGGATCGGGTGGCGCTGAGACGCTGTGCTGGGCGATACAAGGGTTTGATCGATTGGGTCGCGGGTTCTGACAACTGATCACGTTTTGAATGGCGCAGTTATTACAATCAATCCCGATACGGCTTTTTTGTCGGAAAACAGCGCTCTGTCCCTGTGGCCGGTCTCCTGTTACACATCCGGCATGAAACCCGCCGACGAAAAACGCATTGCAGCCACTCTGGCCAAAACCGTGGCCATGCTGTGCGTGCGCAACACGGCTCTCGAAGATCTGCATTCGGGCACCACGCCAATCAGCAAGACCGGGGACTATTCGGACGTCGTGGTGATCGACGCCGAAGGGCGAGAAATCCCGTGGACTGAGGTCTCGCATTTTGACGACGCGGCCATGCGTGCGCTGATGCGCCAGATCGTCAATCGGCTTTACACCTTCCACCTGATGGCCGATGACCCGGGGTTGCGACAGACGATCGACAGATGGGTTGCGGCTGCGGAGGACTGGGATGACCCGGAAATCGATCAGGGGTTGCCGGGGGTGGGCAAGAGGGCCACGCCGACAAGCTGAAACGTGTCGAGACAATGCTCGATTGCGGACAATAAGTGGAAGCGCTCTCAGGTGGGGTCCGATCATTTGAAAGGGGGGATGAGGCAAACCGGTGGGCCAAAGTAGAGAACTATCAGCCCTTCAGGGCAAGGTCCTGTTCACCAATTTCGATGTCCGCCATTTCCGTCCGGAGCCAATCTGACAGAAGTCTTGCCACGGCTTCGACCTGCTCCGGTCTGCGCAGGGCACATTCCCACACAGTCGCGACGCGCCATCCGGATTCCAGGAGAGAGTCTCGCACGGCGATATCCCGTGCGACGTTGGCCGAGAACTTGGCCTGCCAGAATTCCGGGCGCGTGGCCGGGGTCGTGGTATAGCGGCATCCTACGTGCCGATGCCAGAAGCATCCGTGCACGAAAATGACGGCCCGGTACCTTGGCAGAACGAGGTCGGGGCGGCCGGTGACGTTCTTCGCATGAAGGCGGTAGCGGAAGCCGCGAGCGTGCAGGGCCCGGCGCAACACGAGTTCGGGTTTCGTGTTCCTGCCCTTGATCCCGGCCATCATCCGGGACCGGGTTGCTTTGTCGACGATATCGACCATTCTGCACCTAGTTTTTGTTTTCCAGGTCGTTATACACCATTGAAAACCGGTTCATCAGGAGATCACATTGCCCGCCACCTTCGGC